TGCTGGATCAGGTTGACGCCGGTCGCCGTTTTGTTGAGATCGTCGGGGTCGAGGCCCTGGTTGTGCCGGCTGATGCCGGTACGCACCTCGGCGGTCTGATCCATGTACTCGACCAGCCCTTGCGCCTTCTCGGCGACAAAGGGCGTCACGAGCGGCACGACGCCATCGGGCGTGCGCGTGCGGACGAGGCCGCCGGGCTTGCTGGTGAGCAGATCCTCGTAGGTTTCGTCGGTCGCCGCGCTCTCGACCACAATGTGACGGGGATTATTCGTCAAATATATATTGTCTAACATTTGTCTTATTAAAGTACTTTTGATCCTCTGCAAGTCCATCACCAGATCAGCGACTGACATTCCAACTAATTTGTGCGGCATCGGCACCGGGCAGAGGTAGTCGAACGGGATCTCATCCACCTCCTCGATGTCGGGCTTGCCGTTCTTAGTCAGGATGACGGCGGCCCGGTTGACCGTCGTGACCTTGAGCAGCTCGGCGATGCCATCGCCGTCATAGTCGGCGCGGACGTAGTTCTCCTCGCGCCAGAAGCTGCGCATCGGCGGGTCGGTGCGATCCTCGGCATAGGGCATATCGTCGTCGGGCAGGAAGCGCTGCAGCCGCTCGGGGTTGTAGTCGTCGGTGTCGCTCCACGAGATGCTGTCGAGGCAGTCCTTGTCGAAGCCCTCCTGCAGGAGCTGGGTCTGGTTGGTTGGGCTGCGATGGCAGAGGAACGGGATCTCCTCGCGCGTCGAGCGCCGGGAGAACAGGATCTCCTCGGGCGGCACATTGGCGACCCTGATACGGCCCTGCTTGCGGGTCACGCGGATCTTACAGTCGTAGAGCTTCTGCTGGGTCTGCGGCGGCACTGGCTGCGGCTGATCCTCGCCCATGCCCGAGGGCGTCGGGGCCGGGTATGAGCGCTCCTCCAGGATCTCGACATCGGCGCTGGCGTTGGGGTCGTTGAGGTCGCCGAGCTTGGCGTTGTATTCGTCCTCGGTCAGGCCAGTAAAAGTGTTAGTTTCTCTTACCTTCTCTTCAGAGTACCAGCGCTTAAGCCATCCGACCTTTTGAAGCAGCCCATCCTTGAACCAATCGTGCAGTATAAGGAACCCATCATTATCGACGTTAAAGACATGATTAGTATAAACCGTCGCCTGCCGGGCGGCCTCCTCGGGATCGAGCGGCGGTGGCTGGCCTGGGACGGTCGGCGGCGGCGTCATCGTCGTGCGGATCGGGGCCAGCTCAGCGATGGTGTCGCTCGCCGTGAAGATCCGCAGTAGCGCCGGCAGCACCCACTCGACGGTCTCCAGGACGGTCAGCATGACGACCTTGCTGCGGTTCTGGCCCGGCGGCGGGTCGGCAAACTCCTGCCCCTGGTAGTACTTCATCAGCTCCATGCGCTCGTTGCTGAGCTTGCCGTTCTCAGCCCCGATAGCGATGTTCAGCTCCCCTCGGATGATCGTCTTCAGATCCTCGGCCGGCATCAGCTTTTTGGGGTCGCGCCGGGTCGCGCGGCTGATCGAGGACGAGCCGCTCGGGAAAACAGGCAGGCTATTGTCGAGCGGCATCGCCTTCACCGATGGCGTTGGCCGGTGCGTCAGGCGGCGGTTCTGGGATGGGGATGCGGCCGGTCAGTGCGCGCAGGCTATTGATCTGCCCCTGCAGGCTGCCAAGCCGCATCCTGAGCGTGGCGATCTCGGCCTGGAGGGCCTCGATCATCACCTCCTGTCGGCCGACCCGCTCCCTTACCTCAAGGAACAGGGTCGCGTCGCGCAGGCTCATTTCTTCTGCGGCGCGCCAGCCGGCGAGGCGGGCTGCGGGTGCGGCCCTGGATGCTCGGCCTTCTTCTCGGCCGCCTTCTCGTTCGCGGCCATCGTCTCGCTCAGCGGCGGCGGCGGCGTGCCGCTGATCTCCTCGGGCGTCGCACCGCCCGCGATAGCCATCTCCATGACGCGTGCAAAATCGCTCATCGTGCCCTCCTCAAGGGTTGCTGGTGATGGTGATTGCGTTGCTCGCCGGGGCCGCGGTCGCGCCGCCGAGGTTGCGTGCGGTCACGACACAATCGACCGCCTTGCCGATGTCGGCGGTCTTGGGCGTGTACTTGTTGGCGGTCGCCTTGTTGATGGCGGCGGCGGCGGCGCGCCACTGGTAGGTGTAGCTGGTCGGCGTGCCGTTCCAGTTGCCGAGGGTAACGCTCAGCTCATGGCCGCATTTGCCGTCGCCGGTCACGGCCGGCACCGAGGTGTTGGTCGGGGCCGGCGTGTTGCTGCGGCCGACCTCCAGCAATTGGGCGAAGTCGCTCATCCTCTGCCTCCGTCTGAGGTCGTCAAACCACGGCAAGGTCGGGGTACTTGATTGCGCGGGTCATGCCCGCGTTGCGCAGATGGCCGAGCGCGAGGTAGCGCAGCGCGTCGGCCGCGTGACTCGTCCAGTCGTGCAGCGGCCGGTCGCTATAGGTCCGCAGCGGCTCGTTCCACGAGCGGCGGTAGTTCTGCAGCGCGCTGATCCCGCGGGCGCACTTCTCGGCGTCAAAAAAGCACCGGGGCAGCATCATGCGGACGGCGTTGATCCCGTCCTCCAGGCGCTGGTTTTCGAGCACCTGATCGCGCCCCAGGCCGAGACTGCGCAGCGTCTCCAGGCGGCTCCTGCCGGTGCCCAGGTCGCGCACCTTGACATCGTGCGGCAGGACATGCTCGCCCCACTTAAAGGGCCGCCTGTCCAGCTCGCGGACGTACCAGTCGAGACCGACGCCCGAGTTCTCGATGTAGTCGATGAGGCGCACCTCTTGCCCGACGAGCTGCACCATCCAGATCGCGGTCGCGTCGCCGATCCCGAGATCCCAGGCCGTATGGACCGGCAGGGTCGGCTCGTGCAGGACGCGGGTGATGCGCTTTTCCTTCTCGGCCGCCTCCATGAGCGAGCCGTAGTAGCTGCCCATGACGCCGGCATCGAAGCTGACCAGATACTCCTGCCGGTAGCGGGCCTCGCCGTCGTCGGGGCCGTACTCGCGCACCAGCTCGCGGTGCTCGATCTCGAGTTGCTCGGGTGTGAAAACGTTGGTTTCGGTCGCCGGCAATTGTTCGGCGAACCACGTCCGATCCTGCCGGGCGGCCTCGTAGAAGGTGCTGGCGTGGTTGCGCCCGCGGGGCGTGGTGATAAAGAGCGCCCAGCCGCCGTTCTCGGCGAGGATCGGGCGCAGATAGCCCCAGGCCGAGGGATCGGCCAGGGCAAACTCGGAGAAGACGACGCCGACCGGCGGGCTGCCGACCAACGAATTGTAATTGTCCGAGCCAACGAGCTGCCAATGGCTGCCGTTGCGAAACCGGATCGCCATGTCGGTCTCGCGCGTCGCCTCGCGCAGCTCACGCGGAAAGGCCTCGTTGATCCGACGCTGGCCGGTATGCGGGTTGACCGCGTCCCAGATCGCTTTCCGGGCCTGATTGGCCTCGGGCAGCATGTGCCAGTAGACGCCGACCCGCAGCGTCGCCGCGACCATGGCCCAGTGCAGGCACACCTCGTCCTTGCCCGCACGCCTGTGCCAGATGGCGACCGCGCGCCGGCCGCCCTTCTCCAAATACGCCCAGAGATCTCTCTGATAGGGTCGAGGTCGCCAGCCGCCGGCCGGCACCTGGATCGGGCCTTTTGGCTGGTCGAGTGGCATTTTACCAATTGTTACTGTTTGCGGGTTGCTGCCCTCCGTTGGCGAGGGCAACATGTCAGGCAACGGAGTGCGACGATGGATCTGGAGAACGCCAATCCCGGCAACATCCTCGGCCTCTACGTGCTCGATGAGGCCGGCGAGCCGGTTGAGTGTCCCGACGTTCTTGAGTGGGGGCGCTGGTTAGAGGAGCACTGGCGCTTGCGCCAGATCGCGCACGACGAGCTGCCCGGCGGCTACCGCATCTCGACCGTCTTCCTCCCGGTCGAGATGGAGTACACGCGCGCGCTCGGCCTCGACATCGAGCCGGTACATTTTGAGACGGCGGTCTTTAAGGACGACAAGCATCTCGCCGGGCAGCGTTACGCGACCAGGGCCGCGGCGCTGGCGGGTCACGAGAGGGTCGTCGCCGCACTACGAAGGCCCGACCATGGACAATGACGACGCCAAGGCGCTGCTGCTCAACATCCGGCGGGAGTGCCTGGAGCACTACCCGTTCACGCCGGGCGACACGGTCGATCTGCGCTACTGCTCGGCCTTTGGTTTTATCGCCGGCATCATCACCGAGGCGCTGCAGGCCAAGGCGCAGGACCGGCCCATGCGTATCAATCTCGCGCAGCTACC